CGGCGGAGTACCAACCGGAATCCTAACGTCCAATATGTTCCTATCCAAGGACGAAGCGGACGAAATCACCAACAACTGGCACAACAAACAGCAAAACCGCCAAGTAGCAGTGCTAGGCAACGGATTCGACTACAAGCAAGTAGCCCTAAGCCCTAAAGACGCACTATTCACCGACGTAGTAAACCAATCAGTGCAAGCAATTGCCCGCTTGTTCGGTATCCCAGCCCGTCTGCTAATCACATCCGTCCCGGGATCATCAGACACCTACAGCAATCTGCAGGACGAAAACGCCGTGTTCTGGCGTCACACCCTTATGACCTATGTCGACCCAATCACCGACGCACTATCCAACTGCCTACCACGAGGCACCCGCGTCGAATTTGACTTCGAACACCTATTCAAAGCCGATTCAATGACCCGATACCAGACCTACGACGTAGGCATCAAGGCTGGATTCTTGTCAACTGAATACGTACAAGAAAAAGAGGGACTAAATGTCTAACATCGAAACACGCAGCGTAGAACTACGCCTAGCAGACGTTGAAGAACGCACAGTCGTTGGTCTAGCCGTCCCATACGGACAAGACGCCAACATTGGCGGACTTTACAAAGAACGCTTTGAACCGGGAGCAATCGACAACGTTGAAGACGTCAAACTTTTCTACGCACACGAAGAACCAATCGGCAAAGTAATCGACGGACGCGACACCGAAGCCGGGTACGAAATCACCGCCAAAATCAGCAACACCCCACGAGGCGACGAAGTTCTAACCCTGCTAAAAGACGACGTTCTAAACAAGTTTTCAGTCGGATTTATTCCGGTTGAAGATCGTTGGGAAGATAACAACTCAACGGTGGTACGTACCAAGGTTGACCTTAAGGAAGTCAGCGTGGTCGCGTTTCCAGCCTTTACCGGCGCAACCATAAACGAGGTTCGGGAAGAACAGGCAATCGAGCCTGAAATCGAAGACCCTCAAATCGAAGAAGAACAGGATAACTCAATGGAAAACATTGAACTAGACGTTCGTACGCTAGCCGACGAGGTTGCAGAAGTGCGCCGCGAGTTGGCAGCAGTACAGACCGTTTCAACAACCCCAGCAGTATCGAACAAGTTCCGTTCACACGGTGAATTTGTTAAGGCTATGGTCGACGGAGATGAAGACGCAAAGGCACTAGCCCGCGCAGCATCAACATCTGCAGACACCGTTGCATACCCACCGTTCTACGGCTACGTAGACACACTAATCCGCAGCAACCGCCCAACCGTAGAAGCATTTGCTACCGGTTCGCTACCAGCTGCAGGTCTAACCGTGGAGTACGCAAAGATTGACGCCAACACTCTCGCAGTAGGTCAGCAAGACCCAGAAAATGAGGCGTTGTCATTCGGAAACCTAACATTCGAAACCGTATCAACACCAATCAAAACCTACGGTGGCTACACAAGCGTTTCACGCCAGTACATTGAGCGTTCAAACATCAACACCGTAAACACCGTATTCGAAGCACTTGCACAGCAGTACGCAAAGGCAAGCAACGCAGCACTAGTTGCAGCAATCGCAGCCCTTGACTTCACTGGCAAGACATTCGACGCCGATGGCGGAACCGCTGCATCACTTGCAGAGGGTATCGCTAACGGTGCTGCATACATCTACGAGTCAACCGGTCTACGCCCAGAGTTCATCTTGGCAGACCCAGACGCGTACGTGACCCTTGTAAAGGTTGCAGGTTCAGATGGTCGCCCAGTGCTACGTCTAGACGGTCAGGGTGTAAACAACATTGGCGAGGCTTCAATCCCGGGTCTACGTGGCTCTGTATTTGGTCTGCCAATCATCGTTGACCCAGCCCTAGCATCAGGTGTTGTTTACATGGCTAACCCAGCTGCAGTAATCACCATGGAGTCAGCAGGTGCACCTGTACGCCTATCAGACGGCGACATCACCACCTTGACCGAATCTCTATCCGTTTACGGCTACATGGCAATCGCAACCCCACGCGTGGGCGCAATTGTCAAACTAGACGTCACCGCTTAGTAGGTAAACAAAATGGCAGTGACGTTGTCGGAGTTCATGCAGTACGTTGGCACAGACGATTCTGGGGCGTTCCCTCAGTCTTGTCTAACAGCTGCTAACGCACACGTGGGCAACTACATTGGCGACATCGACACCGTACCAGCGGAAATTCACGATCAAGCGATTTTGATTTGCGCTTCGGAGTTGTATCACCGACGTTCTGCACCTAACGGCATTGCACAGTTTGCAAGCATGGATGGGCAACCGGTCAGAGTCGCACGCGACCCTATGACCAGTGTCTACCCATTGCTTCAACGCTATGTAGGGTACGCGGTATGACAAGCGAAATAACCGCAGCGAAACAAGAGTTCGCAGCTGCACTAACAACGGCAGGTATTCGGGTTCTGGACTATGTTCCAGACCGAATCACCCCGCCAATTGTTATAGTCAACGCCGCGTCCCCTTACATTGCGACAGCCGAATTTGGCGAATACTACCTAAACCTTGAACTAGTCCTAGTCGGAGCCACAGGCACCAACAAAGACGAAACGTACAAACTAGACCAACTAATCGAAGACGTACTAATCGCCATCGAAGCACTGGGATACGTGAAACTACGCAAGGAACAGGCAGTCAGCCAACCATACGAGCTGCAAACAAACAACGCCGGCTACCTATCGGCAAACATCTACGTCCAACTAGCCATAACACTTTAGAGAGGCAATCATGGCAGCATCTACCCGCATCAAAGCCCAGAACATTCTTTTCAAGTTCGGAGCAACCGAGTACGCGTGTGACGCAAACCTTGTGGAATTGACCCTAGACGACGCCCCGGGCGACGTTCAGACATTCTGCGAAGTTCGTGTCGGCGGACAGTGGTCGCTACAACTAGACGGAATCACATCAGGCGATTCAACCAGCCTTTACCGCGTGCTATGGGACAACTTCGGTTCAACCGCAGAATTCACCATCGCACCTAACGGCAACGCTTCACCATCGTCAAGCGAACCGCACTACAAGGGAACCGTTGTATTTGACCAGTTGCCACCACTATCACTAGTGAGCAACGAAACAAGCAAATTCAGCATCGTTCTAACCGTAAAGAACACCCCGCACACACCTGCGTCGGACATCTACTACGGCGTCACCATCGACACAACTGCATAAAAATGGCAGAGCCAGCCGGCATCAAGGTCAAGGGCTACAAAGCTGCAATCAAAGCCTTGCAGACTATTGGAGTACCAGACGCGGAAATCAAGGCAGCAGGATCATCAGCCGGTGAAATTGTTGCTAACGAAGCCCGCACCTTGGTGCCGGTACGCAGCGGTGCACTACGCAACTCAATCCGAGTTAGCCGGGCACTAAACAAAGTAAGCGTCAACGCAGGAAATAACGGCAAAGTGCCATACGCAAACCCGATTCACTGGGGTTGGTACAAACGACACATTCGCCCAAACCCGTTCTTTATCAAAGCCCTAGGCATCACCCGGGACGACGTTTACAAAACCTACTACGCGCAACTTGATAGACTCATTGCACAGAACTCCACGAAAGGCACAGAAGAATGAGCGAAAACAACACCACAATCCTAGACATCCTAAACATGGAAGAACTAGAACTACTTGAAAACCTAACCGGTCTAAAGTACGGCGAAATCTTTGGCTCCAAAACAGGCGTATCAGCAAAAGCCCTGTACTCAATCCACTGGATCCTTGAAAAGCGCAACAACCCAGATGCGGATATTGCCGTTTCAAGGAAACTAAAACAAGAAGAAATCAACGACACACTTCGAAAGCACCTAACCGACCCAAAAGCGTAATAGCCCGGGAACAAGCGAAACGCATGGTTGACATTTGCCTAGCAATCGGCATAACACCAACCGAGTACCGTAGGCTAACTTTTATGGAATACAGTGCGTTCCACGAAGCGTATGAAGAAAGGAATAACAGCGAATGAGCCTAGTCCTCGGCGTTGAAATCCTTGGCGAATTCAAGCAACTAACAGCAGCTTCAAAAGGTGCACAGTCCCAACTAACCGGGCTAAACAAAAAAGCGTCCGCCATTTCTTCAAGCATCAACAAAGCCTTTGGCGCAATCGGTCTGGGTCTATCGTTTGCCATGATCACTAGGGAACTTACCGAAGCCGGTAAAGCAGCTGCGGAAGACGCCAAATCGCAAGCACTTTTAGCGAAACAACTTGAAAACACTACCGGGGCGACAGCCAGCCAAATCAAATCAGTCGAAAAGGTTATTGGCAAACTTCAACTACAGGCATCTGTAGCAGACGACGAACTTCGCCCGGCATACGCCAAACTAATCCGCTCCACCAAAGACACCGAAGAAGCCAACAGGCTCTTAGCAATCGCCCTAGACGTTTCTGCGGGCTCCGGCAAGTCTTTGGACGCAGTTGCCCAAGCGATGGCTAAAAGCGTGTCAGGAAGCGACACAGCCCTCGTCAAGTTGCTCCCAAGCGTCAAGGGCATGGCAGACCCAATGGCGTACCTAGCCGACCAGTTCAAAGGTGCATCGGAAGAAGCTGCAAACACCGACCCATACCAGCGTATGAACATCATCTTTGGAGAAATCCAAGAGCAAGTCGGAATGGCACTATTGCCAACCTTGGACAAGTTATCCACATGGCTTGCAACGCCAGAGGGTCAAGAGAAACTACAAGGCTTAGTAGACCTAACCACAAACCTAATTGGCAAGTTCACAACCATGCTGGGCTTTGTAATTGACAACAAAGAAGCCTTTTTGCTATTTGCCGGTGCCGTAGGTGTCGTATCTGTAGCCACGCAACTTATGGGATTACGTGCAGCAGTAGCCGCCGGCGAAGTTCTAGCCCTTGGAGTAGCTGCAAAAACCGCACTAGGAACCCTAGGGCTCGTAATTGCTGCACTAGAAACAATCAAATGGCTAAACGCCAGCCTTGACTTTAGCCAAGCGAACCTAAACGCATCTGGCGGAGCCCTAAACCTATCCGGACAATCAACCGCATCACCATCAGCCGGCGGTTCAAACATGACATTCACCGCACCAAAAACCGCTACCAAAGCCCCAGTAGTTGTGAACAACAACATCAAAATCAGCGGAACCCAGTCAGCTGCACAAATCTCCGCAACACTCAACAAACAACTAAAGGCATCTGGGTCTAGCACCATCATCCGCGGCGGTCGCTAATGATTGAAAATTTCAACATAGCCACAGACCTAAAAGTCGAATTCTTTGTTCCAAACGAAGCCAGCAATCTTTTCATCCTTGGCGTAAGCCTTTTGGGTGGCGACGACGTTCTAGCCGGACAAGGTTCATTCATCCTTGGACAGTCACTACTTGGCGGGGACGACGTACTATCCGAAAACTCATACGCCTACGTTTGGACTCCAGTCGAAGCCGAAGTAGTAGAAGCCAACATAAGCCTTGGCGGGCAAATCACTTCAAGCCTTTACTTCCAACCACAACCCGGAACCCTAGATTTACGGATGCAATCATGGGATTACGACCCATCTAACAACTCGGCAGTACGTCCCGGCATGATCATGAGAGTGCGAATCGACAACGGAGTCGAAGACCACACCATTTTCAAAGGCTGGCTAGACACCATCGACGTGTCCTACTACCCGGGCGAAGACCAACCAAACGTCATAGCCATCAAAGCGTACGACTCATACAAGCGTCTAGTAAACACCCGCATTGCAGACTTTGACACCACCGGGCTACCAGCCGGCTACGCAACACCAAACGACGTATTCCAAATCGTTGCCGACGCTGCAGACATAGTAATCAGCGCAGATTCAGACACCCTAGACGGCAAACTACCAGCCGAACAAGTCCTAAACGCTGCAGCTGCAGGATTCATAAACGACGCAACAACCGTGGGCTTAGGTGTTGTTTGGATTGACCCAGAATCGCAAGAACTAATAATCAAGCAACGCCCAACCGTTGTAGAAACCCCGCCCGTGGGCACTTGGACAGTGGGCAACAACCACGAAGACCCATACCACCTTTGTATGAGCGACATCGTTGTCGGTGGCGACGTGGACGCCGTAGCAAACAGCCTTTACCTTGAACTAACAAGCGACCCAGACGTAAACATCACTTTGACTAACGAAGATTCGATTCAGTTGTACGGCTACAGCGCAAACGACGAAGCCATCAACACCACCGACATCGACGAACTAACCCGATGGGGCAACGCAGTATTTGCACAATCCCCAACCAAACTTGTACAACAAGTAGAAACCCGCACCATCGACCGTTCCGGCACCCTAACCGAAGCTGCAACATTCACCCCCGGCACCCTTATTGGTGTCAAATACCAAACCAACAACATCAACATCGACGACTACTACACGGCGGTGCGTGTCGTTCATTCCATCAACGTAGACCAATGGTTCACTACAATGGAACTATGGAAGGAGTTCTAAAAACTCATGGCATATAAAGTATTCCAAAACGGGTTCCCACTGAACGCGTCAGAACTGAATAACTATCTGATGAATCAGTCGGTCATGGTGTTCGCAACTGCAACTGCACGCGACACCGACCTAACCGCACCCCTAGAGGGCATGATCGTGTGGTTGCAGGACTCTAACAAATTTGTTTATTACAACGGCAGTGGCGCTTGGACCGACGTAAACGTCACCGGCAACGGAGCCAACGCAATCATCAACGGCGCGTTTGATATTTGGCAGCGTGGAACTAGCGTTGCTAACACCGCTTCATACACTCAATATGTGACAGACCGTTGGCAGTTCAACCGCGCAGGTTTGGCTACTGGTGCAACAATTTCGCGTCAGGCTGGAACCACAGACATTCGTTACGCTGCACGAGTTCAGCGCGACAGCGGTAATACTTCTACCGGTGCCATGTATTTCATGCACACTCTTGAAACGGCGGATAGTCTAAAATTTGCTGGGCAAGCCGTTACTGTAAGTTTTTATGCTCGTGCTGGTGCTAACTATTCAGCGACTTCTAATGCTTTGGGTGTTCGTCTTGATACTGGTACAGGTACAGACCAGTCGCTTGGTGGTGCTTTGACTGGGCAGACTTCAATTGTTTCGCAGACTGCAACTTTGACGACTTCTTGGCAGCGTTTTTCTTACACTGCAACTGTTGGTTCTAGTGCAACACAGGTTGGTTTTTATGTGTTTGCTACTCCTACTGGTACCGCTGGGGCTGCTGATTATTTTGAGATTACTGGTGTTCAACTTGAATCCGGTAGCACTGCGACAGCGTTCAAGCGTAACTCGTCAAACATTCAGGGCGAACTAGCAGCATGCCAGCGTTATTTCCAAAGATTTAGCGCTAACTCATCAAACCTATACGCCGGTTTCGGTTCAGGACACGCAAACTCATCAACAACAATCAGCATCTTTGTCCCACTAAGAACCACCATGAGATCAACGCCAACTTTCGCAACATCAGGTTCATTCCAAGCATTGTCAGGTGGAAGCACTTCAACAACAACGCCAACACTGGCAGCCGACCAAAACGGCACAGACAGCATCGTTCTTAACTGCACCGTTAGCGGTTTCACAGCCGGTCAAGGAACATTCTTACGAGCATTGAACGATGCGACAGCAAACCTATCTATGAACGCGGAGTTGTAAAATGATTTATGAAATTGTTGAACAAGAAACTGGAAGCATCATTAAGGGAACATCTGAAAATGGCGATGTTCTTTGGATACCGAAAGACCCAGCAAACAGCGATTACCGCGCTTACTTGGAATCTCTAAATGACAACACCGTCGAAGCCGAATAACACATCTCTAATACTTCGAATCGTGTCAGACATTGAAAAGAAACTTGACGACTTCGAAATGAGAATTCGCGAGTTAGAACAAGCGCGTTGGAAAGGTGCATGGTTGCAAGCAATCATGACCGCGTCAATTACCGCAGCTGCCGTTGCTATCGTTATGAAAGGTCTTGCCTAATGTACTTCGAACCAATCAAAGGCACTGGCGCGGAACGTCGCGACGAACTAGGCAACTTCGCATCATACCGTAAACGCCCACACCGAGGGTCAGACTGGGGTTTCAAAGGCGGTTCAGAGGGCAAGCCTGTTTACGCTGTAGCCGACGGTGTTGTAGCCAAGGTTCTTGTCACTTCGGAACTTGGTAACTGCATCATTACAAAGAACTCGCACGACAAGGTGTACACAATTTTCTGCCACTTGCAGGAACTACCAAAGTTCAGCAACATGGACAGGGTTGTTGGTGGCGAAACAATCATCGGTCACATTGGCAACACCGGGTCAAACTCAACCGGCGCACACCTACACGCAGCTGCATCACTACAGCCAAAGCCACAACTAGCACCGCAAGAAGAATTACTAGACCTGTTCAAACTAATTGACGCGTCAAAACCAAAGACAACAACTAAACCGGCT